TAACACATTCATGAAGTTTCCCTTAGTTGGAATACCCCATGACTTACCGACCAATCCGAACTTTCCCATCTCAGCACCAAACTTTTCTCTTGCTACCTTAGCAGCACCAGCTCCATGTATTCCAGCTAGATTGGCACCAAACACAAACACTTCCCCGTTCTGTGGTAATGTTCCGTCTTTGTGATACTTAATCATCCTTAGATGGTCCTTGTGTTAATTCTGGGCAACGCTGTGAGCCGCATCCATCTTTCATTATCTCTTTCAGATATCGTTTGCATCCGGGACAATAAGTGTTCTTCATTACGCTCTTTTCTTCCTAGTATTGGACATGTAGAGTTCATTATCGTACTTTTTGATTGATTTGTCAATTGTCTCTTTGATTGTTTCCAATCTCTGGCGATAGTTCTGTCTGATATAGACGCTCTCATTCTTATTGAGAAGACTGTTGATCAAATGCTCAATTTGAAACGGTACTTCGTTGTTCATCTTCTTCCTCGTAAAACTTTGTTAGGCCTTCTTTTGCAGTCTTTCTTTTCTCTTTCTTGATTTCTTCTTTTCTTTCATATCTTTCCATAAACTCGTTAATATTATCGTATATAGGAGCTGAAAGCAAATGATTGTTGTCACTATCAGTCAACAACGCTGCATGTCCATTGTTGATGATTGTTTCTTGAAAGTTCTTGTAGATGATGTATCTGTTCTTTTCTTCCTTGTTGATGCGTCTTAGGAAAGCGTAGTATATCACCTGTGTGAAGTATGCGAATGGATTTTTTCCAAGTTCAGGATTGTAGTCATTGAAGTAAAGAATACAGTTCTCAATGCCATCAGATACCATTTCTTCCCTAAAGGAGTAGTTGATGAAACATGGCTTATTGGAAAGTTTGTTTGAAATCTTGTAAATGCACTCGCCTATGTAATTAGGAAGACGCGGCTCTTCAAGACCATTTTCTTTTGCAATCTTCACTCTTTCCCTATGCTTTAGAATTTCTTCGTAGAACTTCTTATTATCAACATAGTGCGGCTTCTTTTCATTTTTCATTCTAATACTCTCTCTAGACTGACTTTCAATTCTTCTAGGCTATTCTCATCTGCTTGATACTTTATACCAATTCCACCTGCATTGTTCCATGATGTGATGTTCTTTCGGAAGTCATCAATCAGAATGTTCGGTGTACCATTAGTCACAGCATACTTGTGCTTCTCTCTTTCAAAGATAATCTCGTCAGCAGGAACAGATATGAACTTTGAAAGCCACTCTTTCTTTCCTTTAATGCTGCCGTTCAAATCATAGTTCAGTGGACTAGACAATATCTTATATCCACCTGCCATAGACTTAACCATTTCCAATAGCTTGTTTGCATTAGGAAACGCAGGTAAATCTTTGAAGAGATGATATGCATCTGTACTCTTAAAGAAAGATTCCCAATCTTCTTCTGTCATTTCATTGTAGTGTTCTACATCATGTATCACAGCTACGTGATTGAACAGGTCTGCCAAGACACCATCCATATCAACATACACTACACTCTCACTATTCTTTTTCATCATGATCACTTTCTTATTGACAACCTCTTGACATGCACTCATAATGGCTATGCCATCCATGATATGAATAACTTTAATTATACTTTAGTTAATGTCTTCAACTTCTGAATCTGCTTATCAATCATCTCTTTTCTGTTAGGCCACTTGATCATGGGCTTATCTGGGTCCTTAGCTAAGTTCTCTAACAGAGGTAAGAAGATTTTATTCAAAGCAGTCAACCTCTTCTTAAGATCATCTACTTCAGCTTGAAGAGAAGAATAGTTTTGATTATTCTCAATGAGTTCATCTTCATGAGAGAATGTAAAACCAAAATCATTACTATCAGCAAGTTCAAGATATGAGTTCTTGTTAGACATCAGTGTAATTTCCCCTTATCAGTCTTGTTTAGTTGCTCTAAGAATTCTTTTAACATGTCCATTGCATTCCCATCATCTTCATAACCAAAATCATCATCTGTTATGATACTATCAAATTCAAGCTTTTGTTTGTCTTCTTTGCTTGAAAAGTGTATGATGGAATCGTCATAGTGACTGGATAACATCTTACTAGGTGCTGAGATGAAAAGCACTTCTGATTTTTGAATCTCAAATTTTTGTTGATCGCATATGCGAGAGAATACCCATTGCATTAATGAGATTGATAGATATCCAGGTTTACCTGAAGACAGGTACATGATCTTGCAAGGATTGTGTAAGACATAACCAAACTCAGTCTCATTTACTTCCGATATGATGTCTTCACCGGTTTTCAAACGAAGAAAAAGTACATCATTTGAGTTCGATTTTGTAGACTTTGAACTTGAACTTTTCTTCGCCATATAATTTGATCCTTTCGGCAAAATGCTTTAATGTATAGTTCTCATGTTTCTTGTGTCTCATATCATCTGCGATATCAAACAGAGTTGCTGCATCTTTTGTGTCGCTCTTACGTAGACCTCGACCAATAGACTGCAAGTTTCTTATGCGTGACTTAGATGGACTAGCAAATATAATGTTGTGCAAATTTCTAATATTGATGCCAGTACTAAAAGTGCCAAAACTAGCAACAATAATAGCCTGCGTTTCCGATTCAACGATCTTACGAATCCCTTCGCGTATATCCACATCTGTTTCTCCACTTACGAAAAATACCTTTCTGTCCACTCCCACTCTGTCTGAAATGAGTTTGTGTAGAATACGACCGTGTTTGTCAACGTACTGGAAGAGAACGAGCGTGTTTCCTTCAAGTGAGACGGCAAGATTAGAGATGAACCGATTTCTGGCATCGTTAAGGACAAGGTATTCAATCTCTTGTTGGTATGTAAAGTTCTTTGATGCTTGACAGATTGACTCATTATGTCTAAGAAGAAGACACTTGATTTGGAACTCAGCCAAGTGTTTTGCATCCATAAGTTCTTTCGTTGTGATGACTTTGCGAACGGTTCCAAATAACCCTTCAAGTACAAGCTTATGTGTCTTTGTTCCATCAAGGGTACCAGTGGTACCAATTCTGTATTTTGCATTTGTTAGTCCTGTCATAATATCTATAAGAGATTTAGCTTTGAACAGATGCGCTTCATCACCGATCACAAAATCAAAGTCAGCAAAGTACTTCTTCGGCATCTGATAGATAGACTGCCAAGTTGAAATAGTCAGAAACTTGTCGCTAGACTTTTCTTGACCCTGATAGATTTTATGTATGTTGTCGCTGACGTTCCAGCCATTCGTCTCACTGTAGTCTTTGAAGTCGCTTGTCAACTGTTCTACGAGAGAAACAGTTGGTACGATAATCAAACCTCGTTTCAGTCCTTTATGTTCCAAAAAACGAGCCAGAAGATAGATAATAAGAGACTTACCACTTGCAGTGGGGCTAAGTAATAAAGCTCTCCTTGTACGAATTGCGTGAACGAATGCATCCAACTGGTAATCTCTTGGAGCATGTTTCGGCCTTAATTGTTCTACAAACTCTTTCGCTTCTGCTAATGAAAACTCTTCATCGTAATCTTCATTTTCATAGTTCCAATCATAACCACGTTCTTCACAAAACTTTGCAATCTCAGGAACAAGTCCACGATATACTTGTCTCTGTCTGGTATCAAACAGTCTGATCTTGCCGTCCCACAACTTTGCTCTATATTGTGGAGTGAATTGATATCCTGGAACCATGAAAGTGAAATGTTCTCTCAGTTCGTAGGATATTCCTTCTGTACATTCAACATGAACGAAAGCTTCGTCCTTGTTATGAATAATAATTTTACTGTCCACCTACAAATTTTTCCCAATCAATTATAGAACGCACTTGGAACGTTCTGTTATTTAGCTCTTTCAATACAGCTTTGCAGAACTCAACAACTTCTTCGTTTAGCACTTTCTTGAGAAGAATAGCGTTGAGTTCCTTGTCTGAGTCCAAGTAGATATTGATATCTGCGCGAAGCACTTTCTTAGTCATTGGCGGCAGATTGTGTGTAGCAAGGTCTTCTGGATTATTCAGATCACCATTGTAGTATTCCCACTTCACTCTTCTACGACTTTGATATTCTGACATGAGTTTCTTTACCACAAGATTGTGGTGTGTCATAATACGTAGATACTTAGAGTGTAAAGATGGAATACGTTCTAATTCTCTATTTGGTTCGGTAATGTCTAAAGGACTATCTTTTGTCCACATTTCCATGAGGTCGTCAATGTTCACTGGGGGCTTCATAATATAACTCCAATTAAATAAACCAAATTCTAAGACAGAACTCAGTCTATGTCAATCATATTCTTTCGATTTCAAAGTAATCGTATCGAATGCCTAGTTCAGAAGTGATGACATTATCTGCCGTTTCAGATGTACTAAAAGTGACACCACTTAGAGATACTGGATGGCAGTTACGAAACTTGAAACGAACATTTGGTATATTAGCATTTGTGTTGATAGTGAGAATACCATCATAGTATAAAGGATTGTCTGGATTGTAGTGTTTAGCATATTCTTCAAACTTGGTAGGTATAGCAACGCTTCGAAGCCAGTTATATGTTTCTTCCCATACTCTCAAGTCTTCATCAACAAGAAATGACATTGTTAGCTGATCATAGTCTAGTTTCAATCCATGACGATATATGTCTGAGAATGGATTCAATTGAGTTATAGCAGAGACTGAAACACCCGGCATAGTAACAGTCTGACAGAAGTATCTTGCAAAAGACAAGTTAGGTATGATGAACGTATACTTTGTTGGTTGCAGAAAACTTGTGTTTTCTGGCGTTCTCATTATTATGTTATCTTTTGCCATTGCTTGTTACCTCTGTACTATTTATATAAAAAAAGGGCAGCATTGCTGCTGCCCAATTTGTACTCTTTGTTCTTGCTTCTTATTAGGTAAGATTGCGAACTCTGAATAGTCTGTAGTACTGGTTAGTACGATCAGCGATGACACCAAGACCAGGTGAAGCGTAGTCGTAACCACGTGCAAATGGATTTGCTACCATGCCGTAACGTGTCTTGAAGCCGATCTTTGGCTGGAATGTATCTTGACCAATAGCACGAACCATCTGTAGAGGAACGTATGGACAGTAGAATAGACCAGCGTCATAAGGAGAAGTACCCTTATAACCAACGCAAGCAAGTTCGTCACCGTTTGAAGATCCACCATAGTAAGGATCAATGTAAACTCTTACACGACCGTGCATTGTACCAGCGAAGGTATTGCCTGTATCATCAACCTGTAGGTTAACGTTTAGAGCAGGTGTGTAGTCGAGAACACCAGCCATAGCAAGAGCAGAAGCAATGTCAGAAGACACTAGAAGGATATTACCCTTACCACGTCTTGTTGCCTTTGCGATAGCGTTACATTCACGTTCGATCTGGAACACAAGACCCTTGAACTTTTCAACAGACCAACGGCCGTTTGAGTCAGTATCAAGATCGAATGTACCAGCAGTTGTTACACCGTACTGGGCACCTACAACAGCAGATGTGTAAACAGTTCTTACAACTTCACGATTGATTTCAGCAAGAATTTCTGTTGAAAGAATGTTTGCAAGTTCTGTTTCAGCATCAAGACCGTGAACAGCCTTAAGATCCTGTGCAAGTTCCATTGTGTATTCAGCCTTTAGAGCGCGTGAACGTGCTGTGACTGTTACCTTTTCAATGCTGAATGCCATTTCAGCGAAAGCGTTTGTACCGCTGTCACCAAGGCTTTCTGCCTGAGTTGTTGACATACCGTTAGCTGTTGTGTAAGCACCGGTATTTGCTGTATTTGAAACAGGGTTGTTACCAACCATGCCATTTGGAGAACCGTTAGCGCCAAGAGCGTTACGTGCAGAGAATGCGTTGTCAACTTCATTGAAGAATGTTTCAGCGCCTGACTGATTTGTATAACGTGAACGCATAGCAAAGATAAGTCCTGTTGGACCTGTCATTGGTTGAACGCCAGCGATATCATAAGCAATCAAGTTAGGAAGGGCACGACGAACCA